ACAGAGCACCAAAATAAAATCCAGCAGCAAACCGCCAAAGCCTCGCTTTTTACCATTCTTACTCATTGTGTTCCTCCTTGTCGTTGTTCTTTTTATGAAGAACCGATGGAATTTTTCCGACTCCTCGTTTA